AATCGCATGGAAGGCAAGATGGGTGTAATGGAAAAACTGCCTGAGATATGCGGCAATATAGCACGTGAAATCGCAAAAGAAATTAAGGGGACATCGTAATGACAGACGCAATAAAAATCAAAGAGGCACGGCGAAAACTGTTGACCAATCTCAATATACTTTACCCTTCGCCGATCCAGGTGAACAGTCTCTATCGAACAGTCTGTCATCTCGACCCGACTTATGATTCCTCGTTGTTCGCAAAAGATATAGTGTATTTTTGCGACAAAGGCTGGATCGAGTTTGTGGATAACGTAATCGGTGGTTCAACCAAATTCGAGAACAAGGTTATCAAACTGACCGCTGCAGGCAAAGAGATAGCCGAAGGCACAGGTACCGATGAGGCACTGGAGATTTAATGAAGGCACGCAGAACCCACAGTTCGATTGATAAGCTGCCCAGGCCTTTGCAGAAGGCCCTGGAGGCAATGCTTGTCGATAATGCCTGGCCGGAAGATTTTGTCGGCAAGACAAAGGGCAAGCCTCGCTACATCGACCTTGAGCGTTACTGCTCCCAGCACAGCCATATCATAAGCAAGTCAGCCGTTGGCAGGTTTGGCAAGCGAATGCGGATACTTGCCAAGATGAAAGAGACCGGCCTAATTGTCCGTTCAGTTATGGAGGGCCTGACAGAAGAGGATGCCAGCCAGACCCAGAAAGCCGTTGCCGAGCTATTGACCGCCAGGGCGATCGAGCTTGCCTCGGCGGAGAAGGGCCTCAGCGCAAAGCAGCTCAAGGAAACCGCCCAGGCGATACGTGACTGTGCCAATATCAGTATTAAAGCTGACCAGTATCGACAGCAGCAGTTATCACAGAAAGCTGCCCAGGCGGATAAGAATCTCAATGCCCTTGTCGATAAGAAAAAGATTACACCGGAAACACTCAAAATTATTCGTGAACAGATTTACGGAATTTTCAAATAATGATTGCATCTGCAATAGATCTATATGGTTTTCAGCATCGATGGCTGGCTGACAAGAGCCGATTCAAGATCGGCAGGATGAGCCGCCAGATCGGCAAGTCATTCGTTGTCGCCCTCGAGGTTGTTGACGATGCATTGGAAACCGGTGATGACTGGGTACTGCTCAGTGCCGGTGAACGTCAGAGCAAGGAGCTGATGAGCAAGGTAAAGATGCACTGCCAGGCTTACATGACAGCCGCTGCCGAAATCCAGGTTGACACCTTTGAAACAAAAGACGCTAAATATACGATGCTCACAATTACATTGCCGAACGGTGCACGCATTATCGGCCTGCCGGCAAATCCTGATACCGCACGTGGATTCAGTGCAAACGTTGTACTCGATGAGTTCGCTTTCCACAAGGACAGCGATAAAATCTGGGCCGCTCTTTATCCGACAATTTCTCGCGGATTCAAAATTAGGATCATCTCCACACCACAGGGACTTGGTAACAGGTTCTATCGACTTTGCACCGGTGATAATGAATGGAGCAGGCACGTTGTCGATATTTACCAGGCCGTTGCAGACGGTGTACCTCATAATATCGATGAACTCCGGGCCGGCATTGATGATCCGGATGCCTGGGCACAGGAGTTCGAGGTGCAGTTTATTGACGAGGCCTCCGCATGGCTGACCTACGAAATGATAGCCGCCTGTCAGAACGATACGGTACTTAAAGAAATCGCCTACGGCGATATCACAGATGATTATCTTGACCAGGTAAAACAGTCAATCAAGGGCAGGGCCTTTGCCGGATTCGATATTGCACGCAGAAAAGACCTGAGCTTGCTCGATATCGAAGACCAGGTAGGCGATGTGTTCTGGAACCGGGCAACAATTATATTCCCAAAGGTAAGACTGACCGAACAGAAAAACATGTTCTGGCGAATCTTCGATAAAATCGGAGCCGAGCGTACCTGTATCGATGCCACCGGAATGGGCCTGTCGCTTGCCGAGGATTCTGCAGACAAATACGGTACGTACATGGCCGAGGCGGTGGAGTTTACAAATAAATCAAAGCAGGATATGGCGGTACGAACCCGGCGTCTCTTTGAAGATCGTCTTTGCCGCATACCGGTATGCCAGAAACTGCGTGACGATCTGCACGCAGTTAAAAAAACAACGACAGCGGCAGGTAATATCAGGTTCGATGCCGAGCGTACCGATCTTGGCCATGCAGACCGATTCTGGGCCAAATCACTGGCTTTCATGGCATCGGATAAAGGAATTGAACCTACGTGTATTTTATTGTGAGTTTAAATGAGCCTTAAACAAACATTACAGTCGATGGTTATAAAGGGCCTCGGACTTACCCAGGCCGCTCAGATGTGGCTTACCGGCGGTGACGGCGGTGATAACACACCGGACAGACCCAACCAGCCGTACAAGCAAGTGGAACTTGTTTTTCGATGTGTCGAAAAATTGATCAGCAGCATCACATCTTTGCCGCTGGTACTTTCTACTGCCGACGAAAAGATTATCGAGTCCGGCCCTATTTACGATCTACTGTTCAATTCGAGCCTGACCTTCGATGACTTTATTACGCAGACAGTTGGACATTACGCTCTGAGCCGTGACGTCTTCTGGGTCTTTACCGAGATGGTAGGTACCAAACCTTCGACAATAAAAGTTGTCTCCGGCTCGCAGATGCACCCGATCACTTCCGACAGCACTGCTGCTGGCCAATTGCTGGGATGGGAATACCGATCAGGTGTCCATCGAACCAGATTGGGCCTGATGCAGGTTCATCAGATAAAGAACTTCAACCCCTACGATAAGTTTCACGGTATTGGCCCGACGTCGGCGGCAAGGCTGGCGATAAGCCAGAGTTATCAGGCATCCCTGTTCAATGAAAGTTCTCTGGCCAACGGAGCCGAACCTGGCACTATACTCCTGCTTGAAGGCGGAGCCGACGAAAAGAAGGTCAGACTGCTGCGAAGCCAGTTTGACGCACGCCATAAAGGAGCAAAGAACGCCAAGCGTACGGCAGCCCTGGCAGGTGTCAAAGATGTCAAGACGGTTGCTCTCGATATGGTCAAGGTGCAACTGCTCAAACTCAAGGATATGAATGACCAGAGAATCTGCACAACCTTCGGAGTCCCTCCAGCCGTTGCAGGATTAGTTGCCGAGGCTCAGTATGCACATGGCCCGGCCCAGCAGGATTTTGCGGTCAACACAATGACCCCCCTGGCCAGGCTGATCTCGGGCCATATAACAAGCGGAATCATAGCATTGATACCTACTTCCAGTTCACAGAGAACATCAACAAAGAACCAGCTCAAAAAGAAAACCGCTTTTGTGGAAGCGAAAAACAAAGCTATCCAGACCCAGCAAAGAGTCTTCGCATGGTTTGATGTTGACTCTCATCCGACGATTCAGGTAATGAGGCGAGATATTGCCAAGCAGGTACTCGAATTCACAAAGGCCGGCGTGCCATTGAATGACCTGATTGTTACACATAATCTGCCTTACAAAGAGGTTCCCTGGGGCGATGAATGGTGGATCGGTATGGGCCTGGTACCTGCCAGGTTTGCTCTCGAAGCGGGAGTGGAAGGGATTACCGGCCCGTCAATGCCGGAAGGCGGCGACGAGGAAGAGGAAAAAGGTATCGCCGAAAAAATTGTCAAACTCTTCAAAAACAAATTAGTTGAAAAAGATAACGAAGCTGCCAAGCTCCGTATCTGGCGAAACTGGGTTGTCTCCTGGGCCGGCATCGAACGCGAATACAAGGAGGCTATGCGTAAATTCTTTTTGCGTCAGCAAAGAGAGCTGCTCGACAAACTCGGTAAGGCACTCGATGAAAACAAAACTGTTAATAAGGCCAAGACCGATGATATTATTGCCCGCGTTGTTTTCGATCTGAAAAAAGAAAACGGCACGATTAAAGTTATCAATCAGACTTTTTTTGAAAAAGCCTCAGAACTCGGCGTCAGACAGATTGCTGCAGAGGTAGGTATCGAGGCCGAGACTATCAGTGAGTTTGTCGAGACTGCCCAGCGTGATGCGGCTGTCAAAAGAGCCTTAACTCAGCAGGCTACGAAGATAAGCGGTGTAAACAAGACTACGCAGGATATAGTGGCTCGGCAGTTAAAAGAAGGACTGGACTCAGGGGAGGGCCTGAACAAATTAACTGGCAGGCTCAAAAAAGTTTTAGGCTCCAACCGGGCTCGAGCGCAGAGTATCGCCAGAACTCAGACAGCCGGTGCCATTGGTTCGGGCCGTCATACCGGTATGAAGCATGCGGGGATTGCTCTGAAAATCTGGCTGACCAGCGGAGACGATCACGTCAGGGACAGTCACGTTGATGCAGGTAAAAGATACGCCAAGGGTATTCCGCTTGATGAGCCGTTTGTTCTTGGCGGTGATTTTCTGATGCACCCCGGCGATCCGGCCGCTTCGGCTGCCAATATTATCAACTGCCGATGCGTAGAACTTGCCGCAAAAACTGGAGACAAGCAGCTCAACTATACAAATATGGAATTCTACTCTTATCAAAAAATGATTCAGGACAAAAAATCGATTAAGGAAGTAAACGATGGAAAAGATAATTAAAGAACTCATAGCTTTTGTCTCGGAAAAGACTGCTATAAATGAAGACCAGCGGCGAATACGTTTTGTTATCAGCTCGGACAAGATCGACCGCCACAATGAGCGCGTTGAAGTCTCCGCCGTTGCCGAGGCAATAAAGGCCTTCGGCAAAAATCCAGTTGCTCTTGCCTGTCATCAGCACTGGTTCGAGTCCGGCCAGCCCCCGGTAATTGGAAGCTGGGACACTGACAGCTTCAAGACCCTGGCACACCAATCCGAGATGGATCTGATTTTCGGCAAATCCGAACTGGCCGAGCAGTACTGGCAGCTCTACAAAGACAAACATATGCGTGCCTGCTCGATCGGATTCAGAGCCCTCGAATGGCACGATGAAAGCGACGAGAAAACCGGCAGGGTCACCGTCTATACAAAAATAGAACTCTACGAGATCTCCGCCTGTGCCGTTGGTGCAAACCGTGACGCCCTAAGTAAAAGTAAACTGAAAACTTTATTTGGATGGGACGAAAAGGCTGAAGTTCCCCAAAACGCAAAAGATTATTTTGACGACGAATTTAAATTAATGGAAGAAAAATTTGTCGAACTTAAAAATTCAATAGAAACAGAGCTTGAAAATATCAAGCTGCTGATAGTCCCCGATTCCAGAGGATTTGCAGAAAAGCTTATGCTCGAAAGTGATTCTGAATCATCCAAAACGGCAGGGGACAAAAACGAGCAACTGTTAAATACTGTAAAAAAAGCTATAACTAATTTGGAGAAAGACAATCATGGATGAAAAAGAACTTATTGCAATGATAGAAAAAATGTTGAAAGATACCAGTAAAGGTCTCGCAACAAACACTGAGTTCCTCAAGGAACTCGGTACGAAGCTGGCCGAGCACGAAGAATTTAAAGCTCACTTTGTACCGGCAGAGGATTACAAGGCTCTGCAGACCAGCCTCAACACCCTGACTGACCAGGTCAAGGTAATGGTTGACAGTCGCTTCAAGACCATCAAAACACCTGCTGGTCTGTACAACGGCATGTGGGGCGATCTCGAAAACGCAAAGACTGCGGGGCTGTTTGTGCTTGCCTCCATTTTCAAGAACAAACCCGCTGCCGAGCAGCTCAAGGGTCGCGGTATCGAATTGAAGCAATTCACTGAAAAAGACAAGGCCCTTGGCGGAGACGTCGAGACCACAGGCGGTGTACTGGTTCCTTCCGAGCTTGTACCGAATATTATTCTGCTTCTCGAAAAGTACGGTGTGTACAGAGCCAATGCTCTCGAATACCCGATGGGTTCGGATCAGGCAATAGCTCCGAAGCTTTCTTCCGGGTTGACCGTTTACTGTCCCGGAGCCGGAGGTTCCATCACGGCATCCGATCCTGCTTTCCGCTCTGTTGGCATGAATGCCAAAAAGTGGGCAACACTTACCGCCCTCGATTCAGAGCTTAACGAAGATGCCGCGATAGCAATTGGTGAGTTGGTGGCGTTCCTGATTGCCCAGGCCTTTGCCCAGAAAGAAGATGAAGTCGGCTTCCTCGGTGACGGAACCAGTACATACTTTGGCCATACCGGTATTGCAGGTGCCCTACGAGCAGTTGATGCCACTATCGGCAATATCAAGAGCCTGGTTGTCGGTGCCGGCAACGCCTACAGCGAGTTGACCCTGGCCAACTTCGAAAGTGTCTGCGGAATAGTCCCTGACTATGCCGACGATGGAAACCTCAAGTGGTACTGCAGCAGAACGCTCTACTATACGGTCTTGGTCAAGCTGGCTATGGCGGCAGGCGGAGCCAATGCAACTGAGATTCTTTCCGGCTCGGTCAGCAGAGATAAGACGTTCCTGGGTTATCCCGTCCAGTTTGCCCAGGCAATGCCAAAGACAACGGGTAACAGTCAGGTATGTACACTGCTGGCCAACCTCAAGCTCGGAGCTTATCTGGGCGATCGCCGCAAGCTGACTATCGCCAGGAGCACCGAGGCTTACTTCTCAACCGACCAGATCGGAATCAGGGGCACCGAAAGAGTGGCTCCTACAGTTCACGGCGTTGGTGATACGACGAACGCCGGCCCGATCTGCGGCTTGATAACCGCTGCATCGTAAAAGTAATTTGATTTTAACCGGGCGGCCCGATCCGGTAGGGCCGTCCGGATTTAAAAAACCGGATTGTGTTTGTTGTATTTGAAAATTAACTTTTAATTTTTTGGAGAAAAAAAATGATACCTATTCAGGAAACAAAAACAGCTCTGCTGCTTCCTCCGCAGTTCGTAGATGACGGAAACTTCGTGGGCAATACTTATCTGGACACCCAGGGCTGGGGACATGTCCGATTTATAATGGCAGCCGGCACGGTTGACGCCGCTATCGGCTCAACTGCCGAAGGTACGGCCCCGCTGGTCGAAGAGTGTGACACAACCGATGGATCCTATACCGATGTAACAAGTGCGGCCCTTGCCGATGCTATCGGTGCAACCGAAGATGACAGTCTCTTTGCTATCGATGTTGACTTGACCAAGAGTCACAAACGGTATATGGAAGTCCAGGTTCCACATGCTGGCGATGGTACGACAGGATGCAACCTGGCAATTATAGCGATACTATCCAAACCGGAAGGTAACGGGCCTGTCACAGCGGCACAGCAGGGATTAATCGAGCACATTAAAGCGTAAGGAATTTTTACGATGGCTAAAATTTTAATGGCAACTCCAACGGCAGGTGGTATTCACGAGAATGTTTCCGTTCTCGCGGCACACCTGGCCAAACACAAAGACGTTGTGTTCATGGCAGCCAAGGGAAGGCCTGCTGATTATGTCCGTAATGGCATTATTCAACAGTTTCTTGCCTGCGAAGAATTTACACATCTGTTCTTTGTAGATTCTGATACCGAGCCTCCGCTGGATTGCCTGGATAGACTTTTAGCTATTGATGTTCCAATCGCTACCGGATGTTATCCGGTAATAATGCCAAGCGGTCTCCGCTGGTCACTTGCAGATAAAGACAGCGACGGGCACTACCGGCTACTCGAATGGCTCAAAAGCAATACTGAACCGTTCGAGGTAGATGCCGGTGGTGCCGGCTGTTTACTTGTCCGCAGAGATGTATTCGATAAAATCAAATGGCCGTGGTTCAAATGGATTAACAATAAAGATGGCTCACAGATTTCAGAGGATATTTATTTTTTCGATAAATGCAGCAAGGCTGGCATTAAGGTGATCGCCGAGCCTACGGTTGTCTGCAACCATCACAAACAAGTCAACATCACAAATTTGATGAGAGCAAAAATTAAAAACAATAAAAAGGAGCACAAATAATGTGGGTAATATTTAAATCAACTTATATCGGCGGTATTGGCACGTTCCCAAAAGGTCATAAGGTAGATGTTGCACCGGATATATTGCAGCATATCTCTGAAGATTTTTACGAGCCGTGCAAAGCACCTCATGAAGAGAAAGTAGACAACTTTATTGTAGAGCAGAACGCCTTTGACGCGGTAAGCAAAAATTTAGAGGCACTGCAGGGTGAATTGTCACAGGCAGTAACCGATCTGATGTCTAACGAGAAAAAGGCCGGCAATCTTCAGACTGCCGTCAGAGATGCCGTTGCCGCTGCAAAGCGAGCCAAGAAGAGAGAGGGCATCCCTGGTGACGGTTACCTTATCGCCGACAAGCCCAAGCTTGGGCAGAAACTCAAGGAAACCAAAAAAGCGATCAAGGCTCTGCAGAAAAAAATTAACGAACTGAAGGAAGAAATTAATGATGCCGAAGAACTCGAAAACAAACTCTCAGCCCAG